AATTAACCCTTCATTTGAGTCCATTGAAAAGGTTATGAATGAGTACGTTTCAATCCCGATTGCCGCGACTAGCGGTGTTGAACCCGACAAGGTTCGTATCACAAGTGCTCGTATCGACATGAATGAGTATTTTGGACAGAATGGTCAGTTTATTTCCTTCCCCCGTATCACTACTTCATTCGTAGCTCGCGCTACAGGTACATTTAAGCCTGAGGCAACATTCTCACTAGAATTCGTAGTTTCTAATATCGCCTATGCCGTTGACAAAGAAGGTGTTGAAGTTGAACCCAAGAAGCTTGAAGTTACAGCTATTGTTCCTCGTTATGGCGAGAAAGTTGATGTAGTCAAACTCGTAGCAACAAACCCCAACGTTATTGATGCTATCGAGCAGTATTGGCAGGTTAATGAAACCTTTAAGGCGAATGGTCGTCTGAATTTCACATCCCAGACTCACATTGAAACACAGGAAGTAGACTTTGGTGAGCCTATTGAACGTGTCGTAACAACTTCACTTAGCGAACTCGTTATTACAGGTGGCTCACAAAACCCGCTCGAAGGAGATTTTGCCTTCGATATTAACGATATTAAGAAAGCCCTTGCAGAACGTAAGGAAAGACTGAACGAATTAAAGGAAAAAGGAAAAAACAAGAAAGCACCAGCCCCTGCGACTTCTGTTGGTATTGACGTTAATGACCTTGGTTTTTAAGGAGGACTTAAGACATGGCTATTGATATTTTAAGTCTTACTCCGACAGTTATTAGTCGTGACCTGAAGGGGAAATATGTGCTCTTATATGGTAAAGCCAAGTCTGGTAAGACGACTGCGGCAACACAATTTCCAAAAGCTCTTCTGTGTGCCTTTGAAAAAGGCTATAATGCCATTGGCGGTATCTTTGCTCAGGATATCGTCAAATGGTCAGACTTTAAGATGGTTGTTCGCCAACTTGAAAAACCTGAGGCTCGTGAACGTTTCGAAACAATCATCATTGATACTATATCAATCGCGTGGGATTTGTGCGAACAATATATCTGCGCGCAGCATGGTGTTCAGAAAATTAGTGATATCGAATGGGGCGCTGGATATGTTGCCTGTAAAAAGGAATTTGAATCCACTCTCAGGAAAATTACACAACTTGGTTATGGTGTAGTTCTCATTGCTCATAACGCTACTCGTATTGAAAAGACTGCCGATGGTAGTGAAATTGAGATTATCTCACCAGAGCTTCCTAAACGTGCCGCTGAGATTTGTAATGGTATTGTTGATATTATCGGTTATATCGGTAATGAATACAAAGATGGTGAAAATCAGCGCTGGCTTTATACAAGGGAAACTCCAACATTATTCGCAGGCTCAAGATTTAAGTATCTTGCACCAAAGATTAAATTTGGTTATCAAGAACTTGTTGATGCTATTAGTGATGCCATTGACAAGGCTGAACAACTTGATGGTGTTGTGGTAGTTGACAAACAGGAAAAAATTATCGAACAGAGTCGTTCATTTGAAGAAATTAGCGAAGAAGCAAGAGAACTTTGGAATAAGTTGGTAGCTATTGACCCAGACAACGCGAAGAAAATCCTTAAAAAGGTTGAAATTATTTTCGGTAGACCGATGAGACTTTCTGAAATTACTGAAGACCAATGCGACTTGTATGAACTTGTCGTGTTAGAGATGAGGGAAATGCTCTCGTAAAATAGTGTCATAATTTATATAAAGATATAGAGAGGTAAGGTATATATGTATCTTACCTCTTTTAAATTTGTATTTTTCTTAAAAATATGATATAATATAAGTAGGAAGAAAAGAGGTGAAAAAATGAGCCATATAGTTAAGTGTCGCTGGTGTGGTGTACCATTTGACACCGACAAATTGGATAAAGATAAGTGGGTACAACCAAGTGTTCGTTGGTACTATCATACTGACTGTTGGAATGAAAAGAAAATTCCTGGAAGTGTTAAACCTGATACAAAAAACACCCAAGATGAGTTTGAAACGTACCGGCAGAACATTTTTATTTTTATTGAAAGAGATTTGAAAGGAACTTGTGATTATGCGCGAATAACTCAACAAATGAAACAATATAAACTCAAAAATAAAGATTGGACTTATAAGGGTATGTTTCTTGCGCTAAAATGGTTTTATGGAGTTAAAAAGAATGATTGGAGTAAAGCTAATGGCGCCTTGGGTATCCTTCCTTATATCTATTATGAGGGTACGGAATATTGGCGCGAACAAGAACGCAGAAACAGGGGTATCACGGCTGCTATTATACAACAAATGAAAGAACGTGCTGAAAAAGAGCCGATTGTTATTACTCGAAAGAAAAAAGAAAAGCCAAAGGCAAGTTTTAGATTAGAAGATGTGGAGGACGATGAATGATTGACAAAAACAGTATTTTGCAGATAATTGGCTGTTTAATGAAGCATCCACAATTTCTAAGTGAAACAGATAAGTATATACTAACGCCGAAAGATTTTAGAACAAAGTTTTATAAGTATTTATTTATTGCTATTGAAGGACTTTATAAAAACGGCGCAACAAGTATTTCGGCTATTGATATTGATAATTATTTTGATACCAATGAGAGCGCAAAGCTAATTTTTCAAAAGAATAATGGAATTGAATATTTGCAAGATGCAGAATATGTCTCAGATGTAAGCAATTTCCCATATTATTATAAAAGACTAAAGAAATTTAATTTACTTGATGAATTAAAGAAACAAGGAATTGATACTACTCAATTTTATAATGAAAATTTAACCGACCCCAATGCTGTTGATATAAACCAGAACTTTGAAAAGTTAGAAATAAGCGATATTTTGAACGAAATTAAGAAGCGAATCCTGCAAGTAGAAAGTGCTTTTTTAAGAAACGACGTAAGTGAAAGTCAGACCGCTTATTGTGGTATGGAAGAACTATTAGAAGATTTGGGTAGTGGTTCTGATATTGGTAAACCAATTCAAGGTGAAATCCTAAATGAAATTGTGGCTGGTGCGCGAAAGGGAGCATTTTATATTCGTTCTGGCTCAAGTGGCATATCCAAAACTCGTCAAGCGGTTGGAGATGCCTGCTATTTAGCCTATCCTTTCAGATATGATGATAAGGTTGGTAGTTGGGTACAAGAAGGATATAACGAGAAAGTCTTAGTCATTACGACAGAACAAGATTTTAAAGAAATAAGGAAAATGATTTTGGCTTATCTAACTGGTATGAATGAATCGAAGTTTAGATATGGTCAATTCTCTGAAAAAGAAAAGTTAATTATCAAACAGGCTCTTTGGGTTATGAAAGAATATGAGGATAATTTTATTATTGTTCGTATGCCAAACCCAACTATTGAATTAGTAAAGAATATTGTTAGAGAAAATTGTTTAACAAGAAATATTGAATATGTTTTTTATGATTATATTTTTATTTCTCCATCATTATTGAATGAGTTCAAAGGAGTCGCGCTCCGTAATGATGAAATTCTATTAATGTTCTCAAATGCATTAAAAGAATTAGCTGTTGAATTAGATATTTTTGTTATGACTTCAACACAAGTTAACGCAAATGCAGACGATAATAAGAATATTCGAAATGAAGGAAGTATTGCTGGTTCTCGTGCAATTATCAATAAGGCTGATGTCGGTATGATTATGGCACGACCCACAAAAGAAGAGTTGGATATTCTTAAGGATGTAATCGCTATCAACGGGCTTGTTCCAAATATTGTTACAGATATTTATAAAGTAAGGTCTGGACAGTATAATCAAGTTAGAATATGGAGTTTTGTTGACCTGGGCAACCTAAGAAAGAAAGATTTATTTATGACAGACTCAAGATTGGAAGTTGTAAACTGTGATATACCTCCCGTGGTTGAAAATTGGGAAGATGAAGAGAAAAGAACCTTACAAATAAAGTTAAAAGAATTAAGTGAAGTATCATGAACTTAGACTATAGAGAAATCATAAAAAATTTAGATGATAAGGCTGTTATCTCATTAATGGTTTCATTGGGTGCTTCTACTTATGTAGAAGAAGAAAATTTTATACGTTTTCCTACTATCTGTCATAATATAGATAGTAGAGATGCTTCATTGAAACTCTATTATTATCGAAATACTCATATGTTCGTGTGTTATACAGAAGATGGAAATATGTCCATCTTTAAGATGCTTAAAACTTATTATGAAACACGTGGTATAACATACGACTGGTATCAAGATATTCTTAATGTTGTTCTAAATTGCGCGCCATCACAAACAGTTGAGGGTTTTACCGCAAGACCATATGAGAGCATCAAAGATAGATATATTCAAAGAAAAGATAGAAAAGAACTAATAACCTATCCAGATAAAATCTTAGATGTGTTCATTAAGAAATACCCATTAGAATGGGAACGAGATGGCATAACTCGTGAGGCGATGGATAAATACAATATTCGTTTTTCAATAAGTCAGAACAAAATCATCATCCCACATTATAATATATTCGGACAGTTGGTTGGAATTAGAGGTCGCGCGCTGAATCAATGGGAGATTGAGAATATTGGAAAATATATGCCAGTTCAAATAGAACAAAAATGGTATAGTCACCCATTAAGCTTAAATCTTTATGGATTAAATAAAAACTATGCCAATATAAAAAAATATCAGATAGCTTATGTCTTTGAGAGTGAAAAAGCGTGTCTACAATGTGAGGCGTTTAGTTTCCCTAATTGTAGTGTTGCAGTATGCGGCAGTCAGTTTAATAAGTTCCAATTAGATTTGTTAGTTCGATACTGTCACCCTCAAGAAATAGTTATTTGTTTTGATAAAGAAGAAAAGCCTGGCGAAGACAAATATTTTAAGAAACTATATGATATGTGTAAAAAATATACTAATTACGCAAAAATGTCGTTTTGTTATGATAGAGAAGGTCTTCTTGAACTAAAAGAATCTCCATCTGACCGCGGAGAAGAAACATTTAAAAAATTATTGAACAGGA